TGGCAGGCAGAGCGATGCGGCGCAGCGAGTTGGCGATCGTCACCGTCGGCGCCGTCGACCAGGCGGTGTCGACGTTGGCGATCGACGTGGGGTCGCCGGTGTCGAACGGCTGGCCGATGATCGACGTGGTCGGGACGAACGTATTCGTCGCACGGATGAGCGCCACGCTCGTTGCGGTCGCAGCGTTGGTGAACACGCCCAACTCGAGCAGCCGCACACGCGACGATGCGCCCGCACGGATCGTGGCGAACGCTGCCGAAGCAGCCGCCGCCGGTGTCGTCACACTCACTTGGTACTTAGCCATGTCGGCCCCTCCCTGTTCACGAGCGCCACGACTTACCGTTGCGCTTCTCGTACTGCTGGATCGCTGCCACGACGTCATGGCCGTTGCTGCCGGGCGGCATGTTGATGGTGACGTTCACGCCGCCCCCGACGCCGCCGCCGACGCCGATGCGGTGGTTCGGGATGACGGTGCCGCTCCGGCCGGGCACCACGATCTCGGGGCCACGCTCGCCGACGATGTACGGCTGCCCGGCATTGACCGGGCCGCCCATCGCCCGCTTCTCGAAGCCGACACTGCCCTGGCCCTGGAAGCGCACCGGCACATTGACACCCTCGCGGTAGCGGGCCAGTGCCGCCTCGACGGCCGCAAGGTCGCCCTGTTCGAGCTTCAGCAGTAGGTTCGTCTTCTGCTCGTCGGGCATCTCGGTCAGCGCTACGACCGTGTCGGCGAGGGCGCGGATGTAGTCGCGCACCTCGGCTTCGGTGCGCTCGGTCTCGCTGCGGAAGTTCCACGTCGCCTCGGCGGCCCTGTCGAGCGCATCGCCCTCGTTGAGCGTGCCCTTGAGGATGGCGTACGTGTCGTTCAGCCTGGCGGACGCGCCCTCGAGGTCATCGAAATGGGTGGTCGCCTTGTCGACGGCCGGGGTGACCCGCTCGCCGTAGATCCGTGCCATCTCGCCAGCGGCTTCGGTGCCGTAGCCGATGGTGGTGGTGCCATCCTCGAGGTTGCCGGTGAAGTAGTCCCAGGCATAGCTCAGCCCATCTGTGGCGGAGACGTTGGACCCGATCGCATCGGTGAACAGGTCCATCGCTGAGGTTGCGACATCGACGGGGCTGGTCAGTTTCTGTGCCCATCCGGCCAGATCGGTGCCGGTCAGATCCTCGGCGGCGCTGCTGGCCGCTTGGAGCGCGTCGGTCACCGTGCCGATGGTCTCGGCGGCATCAGACAGCGCCGGAACGAGAGACTCGCCGACGGTCATCTTGACGGCCTGCAGTCGATCGTTCAGCTCGTCCATGCTGTCACGGAACTTGCGAGCCTTCGCCAGTTCCTTCTCGTCGATCACCTGGGCGTCGGCGACACCAGCGAGCGACGCCTTCAGCGCACTTGACCCCTGGCCGATCAGCTCGGCCATGCCCTGCCAGCCCTTGCCGAGCAACTGCGACGCAACACGCGCCCGCTCGGCCGGGTCTTCGATGGCGTTGAGCCGGTCGACGACGTTCAGGAACGTGCCGTTCACGTCGGTGGCGCCGGTGCCCGTCTTGGCGATCTCGACGCCCAAGTCGGTGAACAACTGCGGCGAAGCGCCGAGCGTCTTGTTCATCTTGCCGAGCGCCGTCTCGACGGTCCCGGCCTCGATGCCGATGTCGCCAGCGACTTCGATGAGGCGGCTGGCCTCATCGACAGCCAGGCCGGTGGCGTCGCTGAACTTGCCGGCGGCGAGCGCCGTGTCTTGGAACGCCTTGACCGACTGAACGCCGAAGGCGACCAGCGCACTGCCGGCGGCGAGGGCGAACTCGGCGGCGTTCGCCTTCACCGAGTCGAACGCCACGCCGCCTGCGGCCTTCATCTTGCCGAACGCGCCTTCGGCCTTGGCCACCTCGCCGCGCATCTTGCCAAGCCCCGACTGGGCCGGGCCGGTGACGAAGTCGATGACGACTGTGAGCTTGTCGCTGAACGCCATCGGTCACCCCCTGGTGATGCGTCGGAACTCGGCCTGCAATGCACGCCAAGCGCCATCGGTGCCGCCCTTGCGCTCACGCGCAGCGGCGATCGTGAAGGTCCGCAGGCCACGGGACGGCCCGTACGACGACGACGCCCTCGGGCCCTGCGGTGTCGCCACCACCCGGCCAGCGGTCGGGCGGCGAGCCTTGCGCCCGTTGGCCCGTGGGTAGATCGACCCTGACGCCTTGCGACCCCGCTCGGCGAGGAACCACACGCCCGACGGGCGGTGATTCATCGACAACTGCCAACCGGCCTCGTCGTAGCCGAGCCGCAGCGGCACTCGGCCACCCTTGAAGTTCGACATGGCCCGGTCAGCGCCGAGGGTGTCCTCTGCTGCCGACAGGCCGCCCTTCTTGGCGTCGCCACCAGCCGCACGCATGATGCGCCGCCGGGCGTCGTCGTCGAGCGTCGATTCCAACTTGCGCAAGTACGCCGAGATGGCCGACGCCTCGAAGCCGACACCGCTGCCTGCCACGGTCAGGCCGTGAGGCGGGTGACCACGCCGGTCGTCGGGAACGACAGCGACACCGTCGCCAACTCGCCGACGCCGTTGCTGATCGGCGAGTAGCCGAGGTTCAGGAAGCGCAGCACGTATGACGGGTTCGTCGCTGACCGCACCGCCGAGGTGGGCCGGATGTCCATGAACAGCGACGACGCCGAACCGAAGCCGAGCGTGCCACCGAGACCGAAGATCGCGTCGGTCACGCTGGCGTCGAAGTCCTGGTTGAGGGTCAGCGCCACGGTGCCCATCTGCAGGCCACCGATCTTCTGACGCCAACCGGCGCTGGCAAAGTTGGTGAAGTCGAGCTCTTCGGCCTCGAGGCTCAGTTCGACCTGGCTCACCAGGGCGCTGATGTTGACGGCCGAGGTGATCGTGCCCGATGCAGCGGCGACGCCGCCGGGAGCGGTGCCGGTCCATGCGGTGCCGACTTGGATGGTTGCTGAAGTCAATGCGAAGACGGCCATGACGGCTCCTTCTGTGCTGGGGGTGGTGGGGAGGTCAGGCCACGGCCGCAGCGGCGACGAAGGTCACCGACGTGAAGCCGGTGATCGTCCAGCCGAGGCGGGCATGCGTCTCTGCGGTGATCGGGCCAGCGACGCTCGCCAACTGGTGCCCGATCCCGGTGAAGGTCTGCGAGGTGATCCGAGTCGTTGCCGACGGAAAGCCGACGGCGTCGTCCGACTGCACCGTGAATACGATCGAGCCGGTGCCCGTCACGCTCAACACGTGGAACGTGGCGTAGAGCCGCTGCGTCGCGGTCGGGAACGTGAACGCCAGAGCGGTGCCGGTGCTCGAGGTGGTGCGAGCCGCCGACGGGTGCAGCACCTGGCCGCGGGCGACGACATCGGTGCCCGCCCAGTTCATCGAGAACCCGGCGGCGTCGCCGACAGCGCCACTGAGCGGCGTGTTGCCGAGCAGTCGGCCCTGGCCGATGAAGGCCACATCGCCGGCCGTTGCGGTCGAGACCGGCGCCACGGTGAACGTGTCGAGCACGGTGAGGCCGCTGGTACCGAACAGCGGATCGACGCCGATCAAGTCGAAGTCCTGATACCCGTCGATGCCGACCGAGAAGGTGCGCAGCCCGGCGATCTTCTGGCGCCAACCTCCGCTGTTGAGGGTCGTGACGTCGATCTCGTCGGCGGTCGCTTCCATCGTCACGGTTGTGGCGAAGGTGGCGATCTCGAGCGTGTCGACGATCGCCGAGACGCGCGTGTTGGCGTAGACAGGCATGCCCTACCTCCGGAGCTTGATGCCGACAACGAGCACGGCCATCACCGCCGCCGAGCCGTCATCGGCTCCAGCGCGTGACAGGCCCGACGCAGTGCGGACGATGGTGTCGTGGACGGCGCCGCCGAGCGTGCGGTCGGCGCTGATGGCGTCGACGATCGAGTTCGACATCCCGGCACCCGCCGAGAGCATGTCGAGAACGGCGATCTGGCTGTCGATGTCGCTCGTCCCTTGCGCCATCACTGCGACCTCGAGCTGCACATCGACGAGCGGCGCAGCACCGAACGATTCGTGATAGGCGACGAACTGGTCAGCGGGGCGCACGATGGCGCACGGGAACTGCGGCAACGTTGCGGGCTGCAGGTCGTAGCAGGCGAGCGCCCGAGACGTGTTGGCGTCGATCTGGTTGGCGAGCGCCGTCATCACGGCACGCAGGTTGAGCGTCGCCATCAGAACACTCCGATGGCGTCGACCGGTGTGGCTGATTCCTTCACGAACGGCTTCAGCAGTTCCTCGACGTACGGGTTGAGCCGCACGCGCAGCGAGCCGAACTCGCCGAACGCAGCGACACCGTTACGGGTGTCGCGCTGCATGAGGATGTCCTTGGCGAGGATCTTGGTCGCCTCGATCACCGGGGCGGGCCTGACTGCCCAGCCCCACGCCGCCGTCACGACGATCGTCGCACGGCCCTCATCGGTGGCGTCGATGTACCAGTCGCCGTGGATGCGTCGGATCTGGTCGTACGGCACCGCCAGGCCGCTCGGCCGACGACCGTTCAGCGGCTCCAACTGGTAGCCGCTGGCAGCGATCGTGTCGCCGTTCTCGACGACCGACGTGACGCTAGTGCAGTCGTCGATGATGACCAGGCGATACGACTCGGGCACGAACGAGCGCGCCGATGGCGCACCGGCAATGTCGAAGCTGCGCCCGCAATGCTCGTTCACGGCGATGACGGCGGCGTCGATGCCAGCCTGCAGGATCGAGTCCTCGGCAGTACCGAGCTCGTTGCGCACCCACGACTTGAAGTCGGTGAGCGAGACGTAGGAT